GGTGTCTCCATCCGCCAGGTTGCCGGCGGCAATGTTGCCGATGATTCGTCCCTGAGCCTCCAAAGGAGGGGTTGTGAATGTTTCTACCGGGGTAAACTGCTGGCTGGGAGCTTCTGCTTTCCTTTTCTGATGTGCCTTGGCTGTGACTTGAAGGATATGGGAAACCATATCCTCTATAGTTTTTTTTGCTTCATCCGCCATGGCGCGAAGTTGCTTTTCAAAGTCTGGCGGAAGCTCAAACTCAATTTCTTCCTCTCCTGACATCAGCTTTTCAATGAGTTCCATTTTTTGAGGAACGATCGGCTTTCCGGCAGAAAGCCAGTTATCCACCGTTCGCTTACTGACCAATGTTTTTTCAGCTAACCACGCACGGTCTTTCCCTATCTCTTTGAGCCACGTTTTGATGTCTTCAGCATTGAGCATGTCAGCATTATGCACCAGAAGTGCATCAAGCGCAATAGAAATATTTACCATTGATGCACCAGAAACGAAAAATAATGTTGACTTAATTTCGTTCTGGGTGCATTTTGACAATATCAACAGCACGCAAGACGCGAATATGATCATCAACCTGAAAAAAGAAACGCAAGAAGTGCGGGAGTGGTTCCGGGAGGCGCAGGCCGCTACAGGCTTGAGCGGCCGGGCTCTCGTTATCGGCGCCATCATGGATTTCCGCCAGAAGGCAAAAGACCGTAGTCCACAACCTCGGAAAAAGAACTCCGAACCCAAGAAGCCGGCAGCATGAACATGAATCCCCCCCAGGAAAGAACCATGAATACAAATACTGAATTACCGAAGAATGCAAAGCTGCTTACCGTGGAGGAAGCGAAGGAGCTAGTGAATAATAATTACCGCTATTATGTTAATGGTGATGGTCTGGTAAAAATACAATATTCCATCTCTCCGCAACCTCTACATGGAACGGAGTTTCTTGTAGTTGGAAGTGAAGATGGCAAATGCCTGATTACCCAAAGAAAGGAATTCGAAGATGCGATAAAATTGCGGACAACTTGCGATCAATAGTTTCGGCCTGAGATTTACTTGCTGTTTTTTTCTTTAATTCATCAACATCTTTTTTCAGTTGAATGATTTTTCCATTTATATCTATAAGGGCCTCTTTGACAAATTGCTGAAATTGATATTCTTCCATATTCATAGCGGACTAATAATAATAAAATAAGACTATTTCACAATCATAAATGCTGCCAGGGGAATACGAAATCCATATTCATAGCACTCTATCCCTCAAAGCGAAAGCAGGTAGCACCAATTTCCAACAAATAACTAATGATGAACTGGACTGAATTTATTGTTGTGACGCTGCTTAACCTGGCAGGCTACCTGTCCGCGCTGATGCTTGGTATCAGCCTAGGAGAGAAACACATCATACGCCAGGTGAACAGAACCCTGGAACAGATGAGAAAGGAGCGGGCATGATTATCGAATACGACGACGAAGACCGGTGCATCCGGGTGAATGGCGAATACGTCGCCATCCGGGAAGCGGAGGGCCTCAAGGACGAGCTGGAATTAGCGATTGACCAGTGGGAGGTGGATCACGCCGAGCAGTGCGATAACCCCGACGGCCACTACGACGACTGAATTATGGAAGAAGCCCTTATCGAAGAATTGAAGCTGCTCGGCTGGCACGAGCTTTAACTAATCGCCCGTCCGGGCGGCCATTTTAATTAACCGAACATGAGCACGAATGAAAAAACGTTGAAGAGTCTGGCGGAGGCCCTGGAAACCATAGCCAGGGTGCTTAAGGAGGCTGCTTCTTCTCCTGTTCCTTCCTCCCCGGAGGCGGCGGGCGTGGGATTATTGCCTGATTCCGACGAGGCGCAGGCGATTGCCGCCTTCCGCGGCAAGGTAGTTGTCACTTTGGATGACGTAAGGTTCATGACGGGCTGGGGAAGAGAGCGCATTCTTGCCCTTGTCCAGGATGGCAGCATTCAGGCGTTGCCCGGAACAGGAAGCGCCGGATGCCCCTATGAGTTCCCTGCCCTGTCTGTATGGCGCTATATCCACCAGCAGGATTATACGCAGAAGCCTCAAGTGAATGGAGTGGATATGAATATTCTTCCCCCGCGCAGAAGAAGAAAGGGGGCTGCGGCATGAATACCTTTTTCAAGTTCTTGGGGGCCTGCTCCTTTGGTCTTTCCGCTGCGTGCCTGTTCTGGCTGGCGGTGGAGCTGGATAACGCCGAGCTGCAGGCGGGCAAGAGCCCGCATTCCGGGTTTTGCCCGGAGTATCCCACTCCCATGAAAGCTTTTGACGGCTTGGAAAAACCGTCCCGCCCTCACGGTATGAGGAAACGCAATAACCAATAGATAGCATCATGAGTGAAGTAACTAAACGACAAGTGCCCGGAGATGTCTTTTTCGAAGGACTTTCCGAGATTAACGAAGGGGCTCTTTTGGAAGCCCTGGACACCAAGATGACCAGCCTTGTTTCCGCCGTGCTGGCAACCGGGAATAATGGTTCCCTGACTCTTAAGCTGTCCGTGAAGCGCAAGGGCGGCGTGAATCAGGTGGTGATTGAGCCGAAGGTTACGGCCAGCATCCCGGATCCGACGATTGCCCCGCGCATCATGTTTGCCGATACCTCCGGCGCCCTGCATACGGACGACCCCGCCCAGGGGAAACTGGACCTGGATGCTCCTGTGAAGGTGACATTCCCGGCTGCTGCCGATGTTGATGCCGGAGTCCCCGCCAAGGTAGCTAAGCGCGCCTAAGTTCCCAACAACCACATAACAACATAAACATTATAGAATTAAATTATATGGATAACTTGAACGAAGAAACTCTGGCAGCCGTACGCGTGCAGGAAGTGGCGCATGGTCATGCCGCCGTCGTGCCGAATGGATATACCCTTTATCATCTGGATTGCCTGGGCAATACGCCCCCTCGCAAGGCCGGCAGTGTTCAGCTGCTGGACCTGGAAACGCTGGCAGATTTCGTGATGGCGGAAGATGCCGAAAATGGCGTCAAGAGCGTGATTTACGTGAGCGACAGAGAAGTATGCGCCGTGCTCAATTATTATTCCCCCGATGGTAATGGATGGGGGGACCACCAAGCCACCATGCAGCTCAACAAGACGGTGGAGTGGGAGAATTGGACCAAATACGACGGACAGGGCATGAGCCAGAAGGATTTTGTAGAATTCCTCGAAGAGAACAGCAAGGACGTGATGGAGCCCACCCCGTCTGCAATGCTGACGCTGGCGAGCAAGTTCGACATGCACCGCAAGGTGGAGTTTAAGTCTGCCTACCGGGCATCCGACGGCGAAACGAAGCTGACCTATAACGAAACGGTGGATTCCAAGAGCGGCGAGCTGAATGTTCCCACGGAGTTCACGATTGCGATTCCGGTTATCCGGGGAGCCGAAGGAGATACCACGTATCAAATCAAGGTGCGCCTGCGTGTGCGCCTGGCTGACGGGAAACTGTATTTTGTGTACCAGCTTATCCGCGCGGACATCCCGGAACGCAATGCGATTAAGGATATTGCCGACAAGCTGACAAAGGATCTGCCGGAGAACCGGATTCACCGCGGCGCCGTGTGCCTGTGTACGAAATCCTCCTTCACCGGAGAAATCGACCGATAAAGTGAGTTGGCCGGGGCCAGCGCCAACTGGTCCCCGGCCTGTTATCAATAGCTAACCAATAGAATACTAATAACGTGAATACCCCTACAACAGAATCCCTGACTTTACAAGAGCAAGGACAGCAACTGTCCGTTCTGGGAGCGTTTGCCAACAGTGAACAGTTCCAGATGGCGACACAGGCCGCCGAGATGCTTGCCTCCTCCAGCATGGTGCCGGATGCCTACAAAAGGAATCCCGGTTCCTGCTTCATCGCCATCAATACCGCGTTGCGGCTGCGGATGGATCCGCTGATGGTGATGCAGAATTTATACGTCGTGCACGGAACTCCTTCCTGGTCGGGCAAGTTTGCCATCGCTCTTATTCAGACTTGCGGAAAGTTTAACGGCATCAAGTTCGAGGAACGCCGCGATGGAGAAAGGCTGGTTGGCATGCGCCTGGTGGCCACGAAGAAGGAAACCGGCGAAGAGGTCCGCGGCGTATGGGTGACGGAGGAAGTGGCGGATAAGGAAGGATGGCTGAAGAAGAATGGCAGCAAGTGGGTATCTATACCGGAATTGATGTACAGGTACAGGGCCGCGGCGTTTTTTGCCCGGACGGAGTGCCCGGAAGTCCTGAACGGGTTGAGCGTGGAGGGGGAAGCGGAGGATATCGCCGGCAAGAGCCAGCCGGATATTAAGCCGCCCCTGTTCAAGTCCAGGGAGATTTCCGGGGGCGACGTTGTGGATGCCGAGAAGGTTGCTGACTCCCCGCGGCAGCTGGGAGACGCGGAGGTTCCCGGCAAAGGCGACGTAGAAGTTCCGCCGCCCCACATCCGGCTGATGGAAGTTCTTTCCTGTACGGAAGATCAACTGAACAAGGCTATTGCGAAGGCCAGCGGCGACAAGGTGAAGGGATGGCACGAACTGAATGACAAGCAGAAGGAAAAGCTGGCGGCCAATCCTGACAAGCTGCAACCCTTTATCGGATAGGAAGGAGACGACAACATGACCGATACTGTTGAAGATGTACGTAAAGGGCTGCCCTCCGCGTCTGCGTTTGGACGTCTGGCTTTATGCCCCGGCTCGTTTACGATGGAGAAGTCCTGTCCCGATGAGAGTTCCGAGGCTGCCGCAGAAGGCACGCTGTTGCACCGCTATATGGAGTATCTTCTTTTGAAGGATGATGCAGCCGAAGAAGGAATGGGGTTTTCCTGGCATGATTTTCTGAATAGCCGGGAGTATGAGTCCGCCGAGCTGAATCATGAGCAGGTGGAGCTTTGCGGACGTGCTCTGCGTCTGCTGAATGGTGTGAAAGAGAAGATCCTGGATTATCCCGATGCTTTTTTTTCTCTTGTATCCACCGAAGAACGCCGTTTCTTGTCCGACTGGATTGAAGGGGGCGAGTATTCCGGACAGTGGGACGCACTGTTCAGAGTTGGGTCGGATCTTCTGGTACTGGATTGGAAGTTTGGCCGCGTGGCTGTGGATTCCGCCGAGGCCAACCGTCAGCTTGAAGCCCTGGTTCCGCTGGCGGCTCAAAAAGCCAATGAAGAGGGGATTATTTACAACGGCATTTACGCGGCTATCATCCAGCCGCGGGTGGCTGGTCCGGCATCTGTTACGTTTTACGATGACGAGGCAATTAGCCAGGCCGAACAGGATTCTCTTGCCGTCGCCAGGGCTGCCGTGGACCCGGATGCCCCGCGCTATTGCAGCGAGGCCGCCTGCCGGTATTGCCGGGCCAAGGCGGTGTGCCACGAGGCCGCGGCCATGGTGGAGCAGGCCTCCCTGATTGCTACGGACCGGGATAAGTGGGAGCTGTTTTCCCCTGCCGAGAAGGTTCAGGCTTACCACCTGGCGAAGACGGCAAAGAAATGGGCGGCTGCTGTGGATTACCGGTTTGAACAGGATGTGGCCGCCGGCCTGATTCCCGGTTTTGAGATGGCGCCCGGACGAACCAGTTTCACGGTGACGGATCCTTCCGGGGCGTTTTCCGCGCTGAATGCAGAGTTCCCGGACGAGGTGACGGCGGAAGCGTTTGCCGGGTGCTGCAAGGTCGGCATCACGGAATTGGACAGACTGGTTCACGCGGCCCGTAAAGCGGCGGATCCGAAGGCGACCACGAAGGCCAGCCGCGAATGGCTGCGGCAGTTGCTGGCGGAGTATGGCGAATCGAAAACCACGAAGGGATCCGTGAAGGAAGTGGAAGGAGGTGCGGCATGATGACCACGCTGACCATTACCTTGCCTCACACGCCGCGCTGCCTGTCTCCGAATGCGAAGGCCCCTCTCACGCAGAGGGGGGCCATTGTGGCCGGTTATAAGAAGACGGCTGCCAAGAGCCGCGCCCGGACGATGGCCGGAGCCGTGACGTTGGAAGCCCTGAATGGCCGGAGGATGCAACCGACGCATTACCGGGTGGTCTGGTTTTACAAGGGGAATAAGCCGGATGCGGATAATTGCCTGGCACGTTGCAAGGCGTATCTGGACGGGGCTTGCAAAGCCCTGGGCATTGACGACCGGACGCTGGATTGCGCCGGGATTGACCGCGTGCATGACCTGGCCCACGCCGGCAAGGTGGAAATCGTGTTTGAAAGGAGGGACGATGAAGATTTCACTAAAAAGAATAGTGCTCCTGAAACAACAGGAGCAAGAGCTCCAAGATAGACTTGAACAAATCCGAGAAGAAATACGTTTTATTGAATCTTTAAATGAAGAGCAGTTAGCTTTTTATGAAAAACGTACATTGGGAAGGAATATTGGCGCTAGAGATAATTCCGAGCAAGCCAGCTTTAGAAAATACGTTAAAGAAGAATTAAAAAAACAGGGAAAGAATACTGTTTGGCTAGCTGGGCAAATTGGAAAAGGTATTGGAACTGTTAAAAATTGGATATACGGAGACAAAAATATTACCGAAGAAAATATAAGAAAAATAGAAACTGTATTGGAGAAAGGATGTCGGCAATGAGAACTGAACTGAATTTCGAAGAAGGGATGAATCTGATAACCACGTTGCCCGAAAGCGGGCTGCTGCGCGTTGAATTCTCCATCCGGCACTGTTTAGAATATCCAGAAGATGCGCAAAAATTGGCCCGGTACTTTAGGTTTTGCGCTGCACACTTGGATTCTTTGGCAGAAATCATGCAGAAGAAAGGAGGCTCGCATGAAACTGACGCCTGAACAGAAAGCTTTTTATGAATATGGTCGAGCTGTGGAATCTCTCAGAGGGACAATTTATAAAATCCGCAAAAATGCCATTCATGAATTCGGGGAACCATATCGCCGTCTCATGATGCATGAACAGGAATGCCTAATTAACGCGATGGGCCTTGCCTCGAAAATTCATGTCGTTCGCCAGAAGCGGGCCGCGTGCAGGGCGTGGGCGGTTGAAGAGCGGTATTGCTGTATTTGTGCTCACGGGCCGATGAACTTGCGGGAAAAAGTATGCTGGACATGTATACACCACCACCACTGGGAGCCGAGAAAGGAGGGGGAATCATGAAATACCTCTTTGACCTGCCGCCCCGTGACCTTACGCGGAAACCCTACACTGTGGGATCCAATGCGAAACTTCTTAAAAAATTAGATTACTTAGTATCGTTATCTATTTGGTCAAAAATATGGCAAAATGCCTCCCATTCTGATCTTAAAATAGTTTTTCCTGAATCGATGGTTCTGAGCATGTTGTCATCCATTTTCACATATTTGTATTTGATATGGTTTTCTTTCAAAAAATCTGCAGTAGTCATGAGGGGAAGACATTCTTTCACTTCATTATTTGGAGCTATATTTTTAATTTCATGCCAGGTAGAATAGTAATCTCCCATTTTTTCACATGAGTACTTTTTCGCAATATGAGGGAAAATTTCATACAGCTTTTCAATATTGTTGAAATCATCAATATCTAAAACAGTTTTGTAGGTAATGTTAGTTGGAGTTTCGTTCACTACAACAATATAATAATTATTCGTCATATTGAATGAATATCAAAATAATAATAATTTGTCAATAAAAAAATGCCAACACGATTGATCAGAGAAGGTATTTTGACTTCCGAGCGCGTCGCCTCCCTATCCTGGGAAGCGGAGGTGTTCTACCGACGCCTGATGTCTGTGGCAGACGATTACGGCCTTTATGACGCCAGGACGCCCATTCTCCGTTCTGCGCTGTATCCTCTCCAACTCGACAAGATGAGCGAGTGCAATATTCAACGCTGCCTCTCCGCGTGTGAGGCCGCGGGGCTTATTCTGCTTTATTCTCACAATGAGAAGCCATACTTGATGATTCTGGGGTTCGACCAGCAGGGGAAGTCCATGCCCAAATGGCCGCTTCCGAACGGTTACGAAGTGCTGAAAGTTTCCGACAAGAAATACGAACTGCGGAAATTCGTAACAGGTCGTAACGATTCGCCTCAACCCGTTACTTATGCGAATGCGTATTCGGAGACGGAGACGAAGACGGATGCGAATGCGAAGAAATTACCTGTAAGCCGAGGCATAGAGCAGTTCCCGCGGGACGCGGAGGATGTGCGGCTTTTCATGGCGGCCCAGCTTATGGCTCCCAAGGGAGACGAGTTGAAACGGTGCGCAGAGTCGTTTTTTGATGATTTCAGCGCCCGTGGCTGGCGGGACAGCAAGGGGATTCCTCTTGCCGATTGGAAGCCGGCAGCCCGGAAGTATGCCCGTTCCTGGGTCACGAATAATGCGCAGCGGGGACATCAAGGTTCGTCTGGGCGGAATGACGCCAACGCGGGAAGGAGGTACGAATGATGGATGATATTCAACGTTTGGCCGGGCAGGTTTCCGTGATGCCTTCCCAGGACGGGATTGTCCGCAGTTACAAGCCGGTACGGTACGATATGGGCGGGTTTGACGAGTCCGTTCACCCGGAGGTGCAGGCCATGCACCGGGAAGTGCAGTGGTTTATTAACGATATCGTTAATAAGGTTCGTCCGCGCCGCTGGCTGTCCCTGCTGGGGGCTTCCGGGGTGGGCAAGACGCATCTGGCGGAGGCTGCCAGGGATGCGCTGACTAAATCACGCCCCACGTTGCCCATTCAGCTTTGGAAGTGGCAGAAGGTGGTTTCCATGCTTCGTTCCGGGGATTGGGCGTTTATTGAATATTTGGTTAAAGAGGTGTACGTGCTGATTCTGGATGATATTGGCGCGGAGAATACTTCCCCCGCTATTCTTTCCGCCCTGAACCGTGTTGTCGATGGGCGGCTGGGGAAATGGACGATGCTCACGTCCAATCTGTTGCCGGTGCATATCGGGGAACATTTGGATGCCCGTATTGCCTCACGCCTCTATCGCGGCAATAACGTGGTATGCCAGGTCGAGAATGCGCCGGATTATTGCTTTGAACGGTATATGAGAAGGGAGGAAGGGAGATGAAGCAGTCAGAGTTAAAATTGATGTCTATCATGTCCGCAGCCTTTTCACGGCTGAAAATGTCTCCGGTTCAGATCGCTATTCTTTCCTGTATCGGTCTTAATCCCGGCATTCGGTTCGGAGAAATTGCCAACCGCGTTTCCGTGTCTTCCAGCCGTTTGTGCTTTCATCTGAATACCCTTTGCGGTGCAGGAGACGTTTCTACCTCCCAATATGGAGGCAGATTCAAAAAAGGTTATTTCCTCACGGCACAAGGGCGTAAACGATTGGAAGACGCTATCACACGAACGATGAAAGATCATGTCTAAGAGAGATAAAACATCTATTGCCACAGAGAAGAAGAAGGAGTTTGCGAGGCTCTTGGTTGAGTCAAAATTGTCCAAGGCGGACGCCTATCGTAAGGCTTACAATCGCAAGGATATGAGTAATGACGCGGCCAGCAAGGCGGCTTCTCGTTTGTCCAAAGATGGCGAAGTTTTGCGAATGATTGACGAATTGAACGCCCAGTTGGACAGATCAGCGGTTGCCACCAAGCAGGAATGCCTTGAGTTTCTTACTGCTGTGTTACGTACACCAATTGGAGAAGTGGGCGAAGATTCTCCTTTATGCCAAGAGGTTGCCTACACGGATTCAGGGATGCGCAAGAAGATGCCCGGCAAGATTGAGGCGGTGAGGGAACTTTCCAAGCTGGCCGGTTACAATGAACCGGAACCGGTGGATGTACCAGGGCTTTCAAAGATTGCCGCAGTACTTGCCGGAACGAAACAGGAGCATCTTGTACATCCTGATAATGGTAAAGCCGCTCCGATTGAGTTTGATGGGATAGAGGCCCCCCAAGAAAATGAAGAACGCCACCCGGGATTCCTGGACAACGTAGGGAATGAGCCGTTGGTTTAGTCAAGTTACGGTTGTATTCATCCTCCTTCGTTTTGTTGTAATGATGGTACATGATTCGATGCGCTTTCAACGGAGGCGAGCTTTCTCCTACTTCCGCCGTCCGGGCGGACTTGGATAATTTTCACCGTGGGGCTTCCAGGATTGAGAATCTGGACCTGGGCCAGATGGGCGGCGTTTCCCGGCGCCGCGGGTTCCGGCGCGTGGCTGCCGCTTTGGAAGGTTCCGTGATTTTGCCTTATGTTTATTCCACCAATGACCGTTTTCTTGTGGAGGTGTCCCCTGCCCTGCTGCGCGTGTTGTCCGCCGAGGGGGATGTGGTTGCCTCCCTGCCTTCCGTGTGGAGCCAGGACGATGTTTCCGCTTTGCGCCACAAACAGGTGAACAGCATGTTGTTTCTGGCCTGCCCCACGCATGAGCTGATGGTGCTGAAACGGGATGACGAGGGCATGTTTTCCCTGGCTCCCTATGAGTTTAAGGCCCGCCCCTGGCGGTATGAGGAGTTCCGGGATTTTCCGGTGCGCCTGACGTTGGATGAGGGGTGTTACAGGGTGTCTTTCGGGGAGCATGCGTCCGATGCGGATGCGGCGGTTAACGAGGGGGATGTGATGCGCGTCCAGGTGACGGTGCCCCAGCAGACCGGGTTCAGCACGGGGGCCGTCATCCGCCAGGGCTGGGTGATTGCCAAGGCGTTTACGGCAGCCAGCGCTTTCACGGCTGGGAAAAAGCTCTGCCTCAATGAGGGGAGTTATTGGTCCTGGTGGACGTGCGACAGGGATTTTAACGGGGCGGAGGATTTTGTGGACGGCCTGACGTCTCCGGCGGATTATCCGGAGCATTTTCATAAGGGTGTGATTTGCCATTCCAATACGATTACCTGCAAGGGGACCTGGACGTTTTATTGTTATAAGGAGTGGTACGGCACGTATGCCGTGGAGCGGCGTTTCCCGAATGAGGATTGGCAGCTGCTTGGTACGTCCAATTCCCCGGTGGGGGCCGCTTCCAATTTGCAGCTGACCGGGGACGAGGCGGGGGAGGAGTGTTATTTGCGCCTGATGTTGTATGAGTCCCAGCTTTCCAATGGTTCCGATCCCAGCCAGGGGTTTCCGGCTGATTCCTGCGGGAATAAGCTGGTGGTGGATGCTTATAAGAAGGATGTGGTGCTGCGGCTGCGTTCCCTGTCTACCAGCGACGTGCGCAAGTTGACGCTGCCTTTGGGGAGTGATTTTTGCGATTTTTTCGAGAAGAAGGGGCTGCCGTTTTTTTCCGCATTGTTGGTTGATGGGGCCAAGGTGGACGGCGGGTTTGAGGTGTCCAGGGAGGGACGGACGCTGACGGTGAAGCCCGATGGGTTGACGACGGATGATGTCGGCGCCGGGAGTATGGTGCGCCTGGAATGGGAGCAGGCAGAGGTGAGTTTGGACCGGTTTGCGGAGGGGTCGATTGAGATGTATCGTTTTTTTCTTCCGGCGGGTACAGTCGTGTCGATGCAGGGGTTTGTCTGCGTTTATGCCGGGCAGACGATTCAGCTGAATTCAACGTTGAATGTGTGTTCTTTTTGCGAGGGCAACGGTGGTTCTTATTCGTTGATGCCTGTGTTTTCCACGATGGAGAAGGCATCTTTTACAGTGCCGGAGGACGGAGTTTATGTGGTGAGGATGGAGACCTGGCCCGGAGGGTCCGTCAGCCAACGGGCCAGAGCGCAACTGGAGGCGCCTGCCTGCACGGCGTGGATGGAGGCAGAGGCTGCCGAGGTGACGGCTTCCGCGGAGTATTCTCTTTGGGATAATATTTCCGCGGTTCCGGAGGGGGTTCCCCCGTCCGGGGAGTCGTTGATGTGGAGTTTCGCGGCGTTCCGGGGGGTGTACGGGTTTCCTTCCCTCGTGGATGTGTTTCAGCAGCGCCTGGTATTGGCCGCTACGCAGGCCCAGCCGCAGACGGTGTGGTTGAGCAAGACGGATGACCTCAACAGTTTCGAGGTGGGGAAGCAGGATGATTCCGCGCTGGCTTTGACGTTGAGCACCACAACGCAAAACAGGATTTGCTGGCTGATGGCGCAGAGTTCCCGGCTGCTGCTGGGGACGGCGGACGCGGAGTGGGCGGTGTCCGGCGGCCAGGGGGTGATGACTTACTCCAATGCGCGGGCGGACAGCCACGGGTTTGTGGGGTCTTCCGATGTACCAGCCCTGATGGCGACCGATAAGGTGCTGTATGTGGAGAGGGGCGGCGGACGGGTGTATCAGTACGGGTATGATTATGAGAGCGACGGGTTCGTGTCCCGCGATTTGACGGTGTTTGCCGATCATGTGCTGGCCGACGGCGGCGGGTGCCGGGGTGTTGCTTTTGTGCGCAAGCCGGAGCCGCGGGCGGTGTTTGTGCGCCGGGACGGGGTGCTGGCGCTGATGACTTATAATAGCATGCACCAGGTGCATGCCTGGCACCGGTACACGACAGATGGGGTGTTCGAAGGGGTAGCCGTTTTGCCCAATGGGGATCAGGCGGATTTGCTGTTTGCCCTGGTGTCGCGGGAGGATGGACGGTTTATTGAGGTGCTGGCGCCGGGTAATGAGTTTCAGGATCCGGGAGGCAGGGATTTTGTGTCTGTGCTGGAGACTAACGCCCTGATTTCTCTTGAAGCTGCTGGACGCCGCCAGCATAGCGGCGGAGTGATGTTTTTCTTTGGCTCTGATGCACTGGTGGATGGTGTTGAGGTAAGCATTGACGGAACCCGTTGGGATGTACTGGACCGTTCCCCGTCTTCGTTTTTAACAAGGGGATGGCATTCTCTAGTTGCTGATGGATGCTGGAATTACGATTCCATGGTGGGCATCCGCGTTTCCGGCAACCGCGATTTCAATTTATTAGCTATTCAGGCATAATGGATAATAATATAGAGATTCTGAAAGAACAGCTTTCCGACCGCGTGTGGAGGTTAAATCACTTGTACTGGATTATCAATAAAGAGGGCAAGATGCAAAGGTTCCAGTTGAATTGGGCCCAGCGGCGGCTTCATGAGCAGTTATGGTACAGGAATGACATTCTGAAAGCGCGCCAGCTGGGCATTTCCACGTATGTAGCCATGCTGATGCTGGATATGAGCCTGTTCCGGCCCAATTTCCATTGCGGTATCATTGATAAAACTTTGGTGGATGGAACAGGCAAGATTGGCAAAATTGAGTTGGCTTACAGGAGTTTGGACTATGTACCGGATGATCCCACGGAAGAAGACCTTGCCCTGGCCGAGTTAGGACGCCTCATCAAAGGGGAGATTCAAGCCAGGCCTTCCAAAACGACGGTGTCTTTTTCCAATGGGAGTAAAATTACAGCCGGCACATCTCTCCGCGGCGGCACATTTCAGTTTTTGCATGTCTCGGAACTTGGATACGTCGCGGCCCATGCCCCTCTGCGAGCCCGCGAGATTGTGACAGGGGCCATGAACGCCGTTTCCAAAGACGGCGTGATTGTCCGGGAATCCACCCATGAGGGAGGAAAGTTTGGCCTCAATTACGAGATGACCAAGGCGTCCATGGAGATGGTCGGCAAACCTCTTTCTTCCCTGGATTGGAAGTTTTTTTTCTTTCCCTGGTGGAAGAATCCGGAGTATTTCCTTGAAGCTGATGATGAACATGGATGCAGTTTCCCGGAGGATTTACAGAAGTATTTCGAGGATTTGAGGTTAAGGTGCGGCATTTCCCTGAATGATGCCCAGAAGCGTTGGTACGCCTCCCAATACAAGACATTTGGAGGATTGGTCCGTCAGGAATATCCTTCCACGCCGGAAGAGGCGTTTCAGGCATTGGTGGAGGGATCCATTTATGGTTCTTACATGGACGCATTACGTTCCAAGGGCCGACTATGCGCCGAGTTTGAAAAGGATGATCTGGCTCCCTATTATGTGTCCTGGGATATTGGCATGGCTGATTATATGGTTCTCTGGCTCTGGCAGGTGAGGGGAGACGGCAAGTTTTACGTGATGGATTGCCTGCAGGCCAATGAAAAGCCCTTGGAGTGGTATATCAATTTCATCCGCACGAAGTGGGAAGTGATGTTTGGCCCCATTTACAAACATCTGGTTCCCCACGACGCAGGGAGGAGAGATCCCCACGGGATTACCTTTGACGTGTATTTGAGGCGAGCAGGGTTCAATGTGTCCGTAGTGCCGCGCATTTCCGATGTGTGGAATGGTATTTTTGCGGTACGGCGCCTCCTGAATCATTGCATTTTTCACGAGCGATGCTCCCGGCCCCTGAAAATTGACGGAGTGGAATATATGTCTGGCGTAAATGCCCTGGAGAATTATCAGAAGGCCCCGGCAGGAGCACATGGTGTTGAACGGGATACCCCCCTGCATAATAGGTGTTCTCACGCTGCGGACGCATTCAGGACATTTGCGGAAGCTTATGAAAATGGACTTGTTGGAGCAGTTGGAGCTGTTGCCATGCCTGCCCAAGCGGTAGAATCACGCCAGACACGAGGACTTGCCATAGGCGCGGATGCACTCTTTTTCTAA